GCCTGTATTTTAGTGGTGCTGCATAAGCAGCAAAGTTTCGTCGGGATGTGTATTTTCGTCGGTTGTATACTTCGTCGGTTTGTGGATCAAAAAATAGCAGCGAACTATTTTTGAGAATTCACGCCGGAAAAGCGATCAAGAATATCATTGTATATTCTGACAGCGATTTCCAACGGATCGGCGGTATTGTAGGCTTTTTCATATTCACAGGAAAGATAAGGGAGCATAGCAACCGTCAAGGCTGCGGCGCTCATTTCTTCCGAAAATACAATATTGTCTATTACCATACGCGATCACATCCTTTCGTAGGGCGACAATCACATTATATCAGAAACAAATAAAAAAATAAAGAAAATAAAGAGAAAAACCACACACCGACGAAAGGAGACACGACATGACACAGTACACGGTCAAATATGACTTAACAGAGAAAGAAGAAGAAGCCCTGCGGGAGTTACTGCCATGCTATCAGCAGTATATAGCAAAGGACGGCAGCAGACCTTTTGAAAAATACACGCTGACAGATGTTTTTCAATCGCTGATGTACATAGGCAGCAGGCACACGATCTGGCGACATATAAAGGAAGAACAGTTCAGACAGAATCTGATCGACATAGATCAGCTGATCGACGACAAGTATTTGACCATAGCAGAGAGAAACGCACACACCGACGAAGGGAGCGAAGACACATGGAAGAAAGAACAATGACATTCAGCATAAACGGTGATTTTATCACACGGCTGGCGCGGGAGAAGTGCCACTATGAAGGGAAGATGGAATATGCAATGAATCTTTTGGAAAGTTGCCTTGAATCCGACGAGATCACAGACAACGAAAGAAAAGGACTGGCTTTTGCGATTCTGGATGGGCGCGCAGAGGTAACGGGGACATATCCGGGCGACGATTACAGATTCCATTATCTTGATCAGAGGGATGAACAGTGGAACATTGCAAGAACACTTGAAAAGCTGCACGAAAAAGCGGAGCAGGCAGAAAAGGAACTGCACCAAGTAGAAGAAAAGCTGGGGTTTGTTGCAAGTGGTTATATGTCAAGCTGGGACAGGAGAGAAGCCCAGAAGCAGTACATGGAAGAAACGGGTGAAAAGCTATTCGTCAACATGGAAGAAGAAAGAGAAAGCGCCGGAAGCACCCTTCTTGATTCTTTCATAAAGCGCATGAAGTCAGAAACCGACGACGATTACGGGTGGCTGGAGCCGAACGGGACTTTTCACCCGGTAGAATTCGGGGAACACGAAAGCTGGGCGACAGATCACGTCGCGGAGTTTTACGGAGACGAACACGAAGAAAAGCAGCAGGAAGCACGCAAATACATTTCATACGGAGATTTTTTGACAGATCGCGGCTGGGTGCTGCTGCATAACCCGTCACAGGGAATCGCGATCCCGACAACTTCACCGGGAAAGAGATACACAAAAGCGCAGAAGGAATTTTTGTATCAGTATTTCATAGACAGGAATTGCGAAAAAGAAGCGAATGAGATCTGGGAAGCTTAAACACACCGACGAAAGGAGCGAAGACACATGGCAGCAGGAAAAATCAAGGTAACAGAAGCAGCAGCACTGCTTCACGTTTCGGATCAGTTCGTCAGAATCGGGATGCAGCGCGGGATCCTGCCGATAGGAACGGCGCTGAAAATGTCAACAAAATGGACGTATCAGATCAGCGAAAAGCTGCTGGCAGAGTACAGCGGCGCTGATGTGGCAGCAGAACTGGAGCAGATCAGATCCGGGATATAGGGGGCAAAAAATGGAAAAGAAAATATTTTACACACTCCAGCAACGAAAAGGCGTAAAAGGAGTACGGAAGGAATGCGGGTACGAACTGGAAATTGCAACAAGAAAATTTTACGGATATGTGAGCGCAGACCAGACTGTATACATAATTGATCCGAGAAACGGGATCGCAATAATGAGTTGCGACACTGCTTTGATTTGCGACGACGAGATACTGCGAGAAGAAAAAGAAATTGAATGTATAAAGTATGTGGCGAAGCGCGCAATAGAAAAAGGCATCATTGAGAGATTAAAAGAAAAAGAAAAGAAAAAATCGTACAAGCTGACAATAAGAGCATTCAAAGCGTTTGTGAAGGCTGAAACACTTCTGGAAAAGCAGAATGCGGAAGTACTGAAAGAACTTGCGAAAGGGGAAAACGCATGAAAGAAAAACAAGGATTCGGGGGGGCGAAACGGAAGTGATTAAAATACTTGAATTATTTGGCGGTATAGGATCCCCACGCTGCGCACTTCGCAATATAGGAATACCAGTGAAAGCGATTGACTATGTAGAAATAGACGAAAAAGCAGTCAGAAGCTACAATGCAATGTTCGCCAATGAATTGCCGTACAAGACGCAAAGCGTAGTCGGATGGAATTTGAAGCCGGACATTCTGATACATGGTAGTCCGTGCCAGGATTTCAGCATTGCCGGGAAACAGAAAGGGGCAGATGAGGGATCAGAAACACGGTCAAGCCTTATGTGGGAGACGATCCACATTATTCAGCAGATGGGCGTATGGAAGCCAAGATATGTGATTTGGGAGAATGTGAAGAATGTACGGAGCAAGTACATGGTGCATAACCATAACAGATACATGGCAGAAATGGCAAAAATGGGGTATACCAGCAGCTACGAGCTTTTGGACGCAAGAGATTTTGGCATTCCCCAAGCAAGGCAAAGATATTTCACCGTATCAGTTCTAGGAAGTGAATATTTTGAATTTTCCGATTTAATACATACACCAATGCGGAATATATGGGACTTTATACAACCAGACAATGAAGTTGCCGATTGGTACACTATAAATTCCAAAAGTCTGAAAGCAAGAATAGATCCAATGAATTTTGATAATGCACCGATCGACAAGCTACCTGTGATAAAAAACTACGCAATGACAATATCCACAAAACAAAATCGGTGTCCAAACAGTGGAATTATTCAGAGATCAGACGGATCATGGCGTCTACTCACAGAACTTGAATGCTGGCGCCTACAGGGATATACAGATAAAGATTATTACAACGCATTAGCGTCTAATCCTAGTAAACAAGGGTGCAAAAATGGTGCGTTATACAAACAGGCAGGAAACAGCATTCCAGTTCCGATTTTTGAAAGTATATTCAGAAAAATAATTTTGAACGAAACGGAAAAAGAGGGATCGCATGACAACAGTAGACGATATATTGCAGCTGATTGAGCCGTCCGACAGGCTGCGGATCGTAAAGGACGGAAAAGACCTTTTTGTCGGCTATGTCGGAGCATACAAGCTGGATTCAGAAAAGCAGCTGCAAGATACCTTCGGAAGCTGCGAAGTAAAGAAATTCAGAGCAGTGCCGGAATTGCGGCACAAGGACTGGAAGAAACGCGGGCTTGCATCACCGCTGAAACCGGATGAAACGCCGGACTATTACTTCGCGGATCTGCAATCAACGCTTTATTATACAATCCACATCTAAGCACAGAAAGGAAGGAAAGCAAATGGCTGTATGGGAAAAAGAAGGATGGGGAACAACGAACGACTGCTTGCAGATGGTCGTTGATAACTACAAAACACAAGGAACAACCGACAGACATTCAGTGAATGCGCTTGAAAGCTACTTGCGGAGACTTACGCCGCCAGCTTTCAAAGTCATGTTCGAGCATAGCAGGACAACCACAGCACAGATGATCGCAGACGTGCTGGGAGTTGACAAGCTGCTGGACGTTTACAACGTATTCATGCAGGAACCGGGAAACACAGAAAACGCACGCGAACTGCGGGAACGGATTGAAAGACTGGAGCAGCAAAACAGAAACCTTGCAAAAGATCTGTCAGAGCAGAGAGACGCAACGCTGGAGCAGGAAGAAGAATACAACAAAGAAGCTGTAATCTGGCGAGAGACAGAAGAAAAACTGAAAGAGCAGGTCGAAACTGCCACAGCGCAGCTGGAAAAATCAAAGATGGAGATCGTAAGACTGAAAGCGGAGATCTACGACATTCTTTCAAAGAATGGCGATATTTGAAGAAAGGAGAAACAAAGAAATGAGCAAAAACAATGCAGCAGGAATTGTCGGGATCATCACGACGAAGCCGCGCGTAGTTATGGACGCGCCGACATGGGCGCAGAAAGTGTATGAAGCGGTACTGGAGTATAGACGCCCAAGCGGAACGAAAGACAAATTTTTCGTTCAGTTTCCGGGGCAGGCAGCAGGGACGAAGAAAGCACTTTTGAACATCAAAAAAGGAAAAGAAGTGCTGATCGGCGGCGAAGTAAGAACACAAAACATGGACAACCCAGAGCCGCACGAACCACGGGTGAAAA